GGATTACGAGCCCCCGAAAGGGGGCTTTTTTATTGCCTCAAGCGAGGCCCAGACGAATTTTTTCCTGCCGGTCAAACACTTCTTCACTACGTACGGTCATCTTGTAAGACCGCAGCACCACCTGATTCGCAACGACATAGCTGACCTTCAGGGCACTTGCAATCTCTGGAACGGTTTTACCTTTCGTACGCAGCTTCTGAATTTCTTTGACGACGTCAGCAAATTTACGTGGCTTTTCCGCCTTCGGCTCTTCCACTTTCTTTACGCTAGTACCAGAGAATTCGCTTTTACGGACCGGCATGGATTTGATAAGGCTTTTCATTACCAAGGATAATACAAAAAGATTTATCGACATTCCTGCGCACGAAGTAAGCGAAACACAGGCACAAATCGAACTAAACGGTGGCACGGTTTACCACGCTTGCGTCCTACCTAAACCAGCACGACGTACCAGAGCTAAACTCAGAAAAAGGTGGTATTAAACCGTGGCCGCAACAATCGACGCCACTCTCCAAGGAGCATCAGCCAACAGCTATGTGACGTTGGCGGATGCAAACGCATATTTTGAGACGACACCTGACGATTCGACGTGGGTAAATAAAACAGACGATCAAAAGAACCGTGCGCTTATTTCCGCGACTCGTTTTATTGACGATTTTGAGTTTTACGGGGACCGCTGCACTACCACCCAAGCACTCAAATGGCCCCGCAAGGAATACAAAGTTGACGGCGTCGAACTCGCCTGCACATTTATCCCTGACGAAGTAAAGGTCGGCACCTTTGAACTGGCACGTGCGCTCGCCAATAACCCCACGGCTTTGACGGGGAGCAAAGGCACTGACGGCACCTACGAAGAGGTCAAACTTGGCGACCTCGAAGTCAAGTACAACACCACGTCACAAAACCCCGGCATGGTGAACACCATTCTCGACGTATTTCCTTGGGTCGCCACATACATCGGTCCTTACACGAAATCCGGTGCTGCTAACCACGCAATAAGACTGGAGCGAAATTGATATGGCGCTACTCGACGACGTATTTGGCAGCATCCCAGCACAGCTAATGGCTGACTGGGGCAGCGACATCACCTACGTCAAAACCAGCACACCCCGCAACTACAACCCCACCACTGGGGCGGTCAACGGTGCCGACGTTGAAGTCACCGTCCGGGCTGTAATCAGCAGCATCTCCTCACGCGAACAGGAAGGTTTGTACCAAACCACCGACCTTTCCGTGTTAATCGGCAACGAAGAGCTTGGAACGTACTTTCCAACGGAAGCCGATCGAATTCGCTATCCCCAGGCAGGCGTCACCCGCGAAGCCAAGATCATCAGAGTCAAAAGTTACCGGGGCGACACCCCCTTGTTCCACCAACTCATTGTGAGGCCGCAGTAATGGCAAAGGATCTTGGGGCACTTGCAATCGCAATTGACGCTTTTGTAAACGGAATCCTGTCAACCGACATCCGCGAAGCAGCGGAGCAGATTGTTGATGACCTTCAACAAGCAGGCCCCAGCTGGACTGGTCAATTTTCAAACTCCTGGGTTATTCAGACGTCAGGCGGAACACGAGCAGGCGGCACTGGTACGTCAGGCGAGCCACAACGTGTAAACGGCCCACTTTTAACTGGCGCAGAACTCTTCCGTAAGCCAGAAGTCAAATACACGATCTACAACATCGCACAACACGCTGACATTGCGATTGACCGCGCAGAGGACGACTTTTACAGAGTCACAAAAACACCGCAGACTGCACTGGGACGCCGCAAATGGGAAATTACAAATCCTCCTTCAGGCCGAGGCAAGCCGCATGTGAGGGGAAATTTGGCCGGTCCAACTGGACGAGTTGATACAGGTGGTGCATCGCGTACTGCCCCATTGAACTGGTACCAGACGTACATCAACGGTGGGAAAATTGACCGCACAATTAAAGTGAGAATGGACAGTGCGTTCCGTCAGTTCCCTAAATGAACTACCAAGCAATCCGCGCTGCTGTCGAAGGTCCAATCTTGACCGCTTTTAACGACCTCACACCTGAGGTGCCTGTTTACTTTGACAACATCACCGCCGTCCCACCCAACACAACAACGGAGTATGTCCGCGTCAACGTCACGTTCGGCCTGACAACAGAACCGACATTGACAACAAGCCTCGACAGCGTGCGTGGATCGGTTGTCGTTCGTATTTACACAGAGAAGGGACGGGGACCAGCCCGCAACCAAGAGCTGATTAGTACAGCAGTAACTACGCTCAAGACTATCCAAGACACCGGAAAAACTACAACAGGCGTCTTCTTTAGTATTGGACAAATAGACGGCCCATTCTTCTCGACGACAGAGGCTTCACCACACTTTGTCGGTCAAATTGAGACGGGCTATGTAGCAACAGACCTGTCATAAATAAGAGCTAACCTATAACTAATCGGGCTGTGCCCGTGTACACCCGTCCTGACAGGTATTAACCATGTCTACCGTTCTTTCGGGCACTTCCGGTGCTCTGTACTACTCCCCCGCTGGTACGTCAGTTACCACGCTTGCCGCCACCGCGTTTCCCTCCACCGGTTCTGACATTCAAGTCGGAACTTACCTGGGTTTCCGTGTCAACGATCCTGTGACACTTACCTACCCCGGAGGTGCAACCACCACTGGCGCAATTGCTGCAGGTGATTACTACGTTCTCACCTATGCCGAAGCCACTGGCGTGATGACAGTCAGCTCCACCGTGGGCGGTTCTGCTGAAACCGCAACTTCACAGCCCTCTGGGTTCGGCAACGACTTTGCCAGCATCGAGTACACCGCACCGGAAGCCGTTGGATCGGTTAGAGAATGGAGCTTTGAGATCACACGTTCTGAAATCGACGTCACCACGATTGGTCAAACCACTGGTGGAACCGTACCTTTCCGTACCTACATCTCCAGCTTTGCTGACGGTTCTGGTTCGGCAACGGTCTACACCACCGACGATGACAGCACTATCTCCAGCCGTCTGATTGAAGACGTTATCGAGACGTCTCAGTCTGGTGCGACGATGAAGCTCTACATCGATCGCGTGTTGGTCAGTGGCACCGTGAACGACACCCAAAGCCGTTCCATCGAAGTTCCCGTCGTGCTGACTTCTGCCAGCCTGTCGGTTAACCCCGACGATGGTCAAAGTGTTGAGGTCGCCTTCCGTCCCAGCGCTGCACCCACCTTCGACCTCAGCAAGTCCTGATAAGATTGCTACTGAACAGCAGAGCGGCCCCGTTTCGACGGGGCTTTTTTTATTGTAAATCGCTACAGTAACGACAAACACAAGCAATTTAATGCCTGCCGCCCTTCGCGCTATTGACCGTCTCCGCAAAGCCGCGAATCTGGAGCCCATCCGTAAAGAAGTTGAGCTTTCAGATGGCACCACATTTGAGTTGTGGATGACTCCGCTGACCATGGCAGAGCGCGAGCGTGCTCAACGCCTCGCAAAGTCCGACGACGCTGGTGCGTTTGCTCTGCAGCTTTTGATTGCCAAAGCACTCGACGAGAACGGCAAAAAGCTGTTCGCCCCTGGAGAGGTGGACATCTTGAAGAACGAGGTTAAGGATAAAGACCTGCAGACGTTGATGCTCGCCATCCTGACCGACGAAGACGAGAGTGAAGTTGACATGAAAAGCTCTGCAGAGTGAGATTAAGCGGGATCACTCTCTGCAGTTCCAATTTTTTCTGGCCCTCGAATTGAAGATGACGCTTAGCGAACTTCAGTCACGTATGACAGAGGATGAACTCATGGGCTGGAACGCTTACTACGCGCTTCGTGCTGAGGAGCAGGAAAAGGCGTACCGTGAAGCAAAACGCCGCCGCTAAACTTAGGGATATTGACGAGCGCAGGTCGTGGCTACTACCGCCGATATTCAAATCAAGGTAGGTGGCCTCGACAAACTTCAAAAGTTTAGAGAACAGCTATGGGAATCTAATAAAATCCTCAAAAAAATCAAAGAGGACAACCTTAATGCATTCGACAAACTGACAGGAACTCTCGGGGAACTTAATCGCAGCCTACAGATTGCTACCGAAAACCTAGCAAACGTAAAACGAGGTACTAAAGCTCAAAAAGACGAAATTGTAAATTACGTCACAGCCTTGGGGCAGTTTAATAAAGCCCAAGCAGATCAAAACAGGTTAATTCAAAACGAAATCAACTTAAGGGAACAGCAGGCCGCTGCATTGAAGAGAGTAAAGGATAACAGCATTACAGCTTTACCTTCTCGAAAATCACCCACATTTGTCGAAGAAACAATATCCAAAGGGCGTTCAGCTCGTATCGCTAGAGAGCGTTCTGCTTTTTTACTAGGCGACCCACAGGCATATCCAACTCCAGCCGGACCCCTTCAGGGCAGGGGTGGAACGCCTGGTTTTCCCATCGCCCTTCCTCTTCCCGCTGGGCAGCAAAAAGCACTTGAAATACAAAAACAAAAGCTAGCGATTATTGAGCGAACGAAGAAAACTACACAGGAGCTTGTAGGCCTACAAAGTGGCTTGACAAAACTTGCTAAAGCGGAAGCCGAAGCTCGCTTAGAGGGGGCACGGAATGCGGCTCAAATGCGGGGAGATCTTGACGCTGTGCTACGAGACTTTGATCCTAAGCAGTACGGCGCTCCTATAGGGCCAGAACCAGCACAAGCAGGATTGAAAAAAGGGCTCAGCCAGTTTGCGGACTTTGGTTTGGGCGCTGGCTTCCCGCTGTTGTTTGGCGGTGGTGCGGGTCAAGTTGCTGGCGGCGGCATCGGTACTGCACTCGGTAAATCACTGGGTCTTGCGTCCCAAGCTGTTTTCGGTTTGCAGATTGCCTTCTCTGCTGTTGGCGATCAAA